TGGCATCATAAGTCAATTAGAAATACAACCAGAAGTTGTTGAATCATTCGTTACAGACCTAAAAAGTACAGTCACGGCTAGAGATTATCAGTTAGATGCAATTAAGTTTGCTATCAAAAATGGTCGGTGCATACTTGTTAGTCCTACTGCAAGTGGGAAGAGTTTTATCATTTATGCACTGATTCGGTATTTTCAACAGACTATAGATAAACACATTCTATTGTTAGTACCAAGATCATCATTAGTTGAACAGATGTACAAAGACTTTGATGACTACGGCTGGGATTCTGAAAAATACTGTCATAAAATTTATGCAGGACAATTGAAAGATTCTCCAAAGTTGGTTTATATCTCAACTTGGCAATCCTTGTATAAACAACCAAAGAATTATTTTGATAAGTTTCAAGTGATAATAGGAGATGAGGTACACACATTTGCAGCCAAGTCCCTGAAGACGATAATGCATAAAACAACAGATTGTGCATACAAATTTGGCCTTACAGGGACGCTTTCAGAGACAGAATCACACCAATTAGTCCTTGAAGGCTTGTTTGGTTCGGTAAAAAAGGTCACTACTACCAGACAACTCATTGATAAGAAACAGATTTCCAACTTAAAAATAGTCGGAATTGTCTTGACTTATTCAAAGAAAGATAGTATAATAAGAACATATCATAAAGAAATACAATTTATAACTGAACACCCGCTAAGAAATAACTTGATTAGAAATTTAAGCGTGGATTTGAAAGGCAATACTTTGGTACTATTTACATTAATCAAACATGGAGAACTTTTGTACAATCTTATAAAAGAAAAAACGAGCTCCGTAAATTTAGTATATGGAAAAACTGATACTGTGACTAGAGAAAAGGTTCGTAAGTTAGCAGAAGAGTCTACTGGAAACATTATCGTAGCCAGTTTCGGTGTGTTTAGTACTGGTATTAATATTAGGAATTTACATAACATCATCTTTGCAAGTCCTTATAAAAGTCGTATTAGGAATTTACAGTCTATAGGTAGAGGACTGAGGGCTCATGAGAGTAAAAAAGATGGTGCAAAGTTGTATGACATTGCTGATGACTTCAACAATAGGAACCATACGATTAAACACTTTGTGAAACGTATAGAGATATACAACCAAGAGGAATTTGATTACGAAATACATAAAGTAACTCTTACTTCTTGAACCACAACATAGTTATTATACCAAATTTAAACACAAAAGTCAAGACAAAAGGAGATTATTATGACTACACGATTAGAGGAAAAAAAGATAATACAACAAAAACTGAAGTCTGTTGCTTCTGAGAAGAAGGTTGCTAAAGCAAAAATGCATTATGTTGATAATAAATTATTCTTTAAAGAGATGGTGCAATGGAAGATTGAGATTTCAGAACAGGAAGAGGTCGATGAGAGGCCCCCAAAGATAACAGATTATATGGGAGAATGTTTTTATAAGATTGCAACTCACTTGTCATATAGACCAAACTTTATTAATTACACCTATAGAGAAGAAATGATTGGCGATGGTATAGAAAATTGTATTAGATATGCAAAGAACTTTAATCCAGAGAAATCAACGAACCCATTTGCATATTTTACTCAGATAATATACTATGCATTTATACGAAGAATAACAAAAGAAAAGAAACAAACGTCTATAAAACAAAAAATTATAGACAATACTGCTTTAAAAACTCATGATGTTATGGAAGGCGATGAAGATGTTTACCATAATACTCATATTGAGTTCTTGAGAGATCACATGGATCATCAAGAAATACTTCCTAAGAAAAGGAAGAAGGCCAAACAAGGTATTGAACACTTTATTGAGGAATTAAATGAAAACGAAATTTGAAGAATATGTTGACACTATTGACAACATGATTAGGGAGTATACCAAAAAACTCCATGTAACTGAAATAGATGACATCGTAAATTCTATAGAGGACTCCCCAGCTGGTACTGGTAAGATGGATTTCTGGTTAGAAGACATAGTTGATAGCGAACATACATCAAGGCAAACTGGTGAGTAAAATTGTAATGATTACGGACAGCCACTTTGGTGCAAGGTCTGACAGTCTTATTTTCAATGAATTCTTTTATGAGTTCTATGAGAATCAGTTTTTCCCATACGTCAAAGCCCATCCAGAGATTACTGCATTTGTCCATTTAGGCGATTGTCTTGATCGAAGAAAATATATCAATTATAAAATTGCAAAAGATTTTAGAGAAAGATTTGTTGCAAATCTGGAAAAACTGAATATCCCTTGTCATTTTATAGTGGGAAACCATGACATATATTACAAGAACACTCTTGATGTGAATTGTTATAATGAATTACCATTACCAACAAACACTACGGTATATACTGAGCCAACTATTGTAACAATATCTGATTATGATATGTTATTCTTGCCTTGGATTACTGAAGAAAGTTATGGTAGAGTAGCTGAAATTACTGCAAATCCAGGCGTTCAAGTTGCAATGGGTCATTTAGAAATCTCTGGTTTTGAGATGCATAGTGGTATAGTGTCTCAGGTTGGGCATAATAAGTCTATGTTTAATAAACTAGAAATGGTTATGAGTGGGCATTATCACAAACGCTCATCTGATGGACACATTCATTATCTAGGTTGTCCATATTCAATGACATGGGCTGACTGTGATGATACAAAAGGGTTTCACGTCTTTGATACAGATACACGCACACTTGAATTTATTCCTAATGAGAGGAATATGTTTGAGAAAATACATTATAATGACAAGACTACAGATTATAGTCAAGTGGATATTTCAAAATATGATAAGAAATTTGTTAAGGTGTTTGTAGAAAATAGAGATGACTACTATGCCTTTGATAAATTCCTAGACCGTTTATACAATGATATAAATGTTTGGGATTTGAAAGTGGTAGAAGACTTTTCAGACCTGAATGTGAATTTTGTATCAGATGATATTGTGAAAGAATCACAAGATACAATATCACTGTTAGAACGATACGTTTCAGAAATTGAGACAAATTTAGATAAAGAACGTATCACAACAAAACTTAAATCTTTATATGTAGAGGCTGGGGATATTACATTATGATCACATTTCGATATGTCAAGTGGAGTAACTTTTTATCAACGGGCAATCTGCCCACAACAGTCCAATTGGACAATAACATTACAACTTTAATCATAGGGGAAAATGGCGCTGGAAAGTCTACTATTTTGGATGCTTTGTGTTTCGGTTTATTCGGCAAACCTTATCGTCCTATAAAGAAAGCCCAACTGGTCAATAGTATCAATGCAAGGGATGCCCTAGTTACGGTAGACTTTAAAATTGGTACTAATGAATTTCAAGTTATTAGAGGCATCAAACCAAACATATTTCAAATATGGAGGAACGGAAAGGAACTTGACCAAGAGGCCCACTCAAGGGATTTTCAGAAAACTTTAGAAGACTCAATACTAAAGTTAAATTACAAATCCTTTACTCAGGTGGTTATTTTGGGAAGTTCCTGTTTTGTTCCATTCATGCAATTACCTACAACACATCGCAGAGAAGTTGTGGAGGATATTCTTGATATTAAAATATTCTCAGTGATGAATATTCTGCTCAAACAAGATTATAAAACAATGAATTCTGAGTTGCAGGAATTAGTTGTGGAGGATAAAATCAATCGTAATGAACTTAACCTACAACAGTCACATCTAGCTGGAGTGAAACAAGATTCTGACAAACGAATTAAAGTACTAGAACAAGAAGAGGAAAAATACAATATTGAATTAGGAACAAAAACCACTAGGGTAGGTGAACTGGAATTAGAAATTGCAAATCTGGATACTCTAGAAAATGATGACAAAAAACTATCTACATTGAAAGTTCAACTATCCTCAAAGAAAGTTTCTACTGAAAAGAAGATAACCTTTTTCAATGACAATAATGAATGTGATGTATGTGAACAACCTATTAATCCAGAGCTCAAGAAACTCAGAGTTCCAGAACTGACATCTAAAGTTGAAGAATATTCTGAAGCTTTAGACCAAATGACTATAGAGATAGATAAAATTCATAGTCTAGTTGGTAAGATGAAACAGACAACCAATGTCCTGTACTCACTCAAAGCTGAGATAAAGAGTATCACAGG